TGAAATATTCATTTATGACTCCTTTAATGTTTTTAGATAAAAAATGGCCTGGGTTTTATTTTGCAGGCCTTCAATTATAAATATGTTAACTATCCTAAACTTCCGCCTAGATCTTTAAATTTTTGTGCTAAATTTTTCTTAATCATAGACTCACCTGTTTTCATTATTTGAGTCGTTTGCTTACCTTGTGTTGTTTGTGGCTCGAAGAATTGAAACTGTCCGTTATTTGTGTTAATTTTACTAGGCAATGTAATACCATCCGGGCCGAATCTATTTTTTATTACATGGCCCCGACCAGTGCCAGAGAGCTTATCTTCAACTTTTCTTGAAAGTGACATTAAAAAGTCAGAAACCATTACTTTTCCATATGATGCTGCAATCTTATCTGCTTCAATAATATCATCTTCTAAACTAGATCTTCCTGCTTGTGATGCAGTCCAAACTGGTATTTCATATTCACCAGCCATGCCCCTAAGATCTTCATATAACTCTTCTAATGCTTCATGTTTATCTTTTTTATTATTTACTTTCAATAAATCTGCATAATCTACAATAACTAGATCCGGNGTTTTTCCTAACATTGCACTTTTTTCAATATGAGCTTTTATTCCCATTACACCAGTAGATTTTGTTGGATAATATTTTATTACTAATTCTCCTGAAATAGTTTTCATTTTTTCTTCTATATCTTCTTGATAATTTTTTAGATTTTGTGCTGGTATTCCTGTTAATACTGAATCATATCTTTGTCCTACATAATTCTGATTAAGTTCTAATGTATAATGAATTACTGTTTTGCCGGCTTTGACTGCATGAGCTCCTATATTAATAAGCAACCATGATTTACCNATGCCGGCAGGTGCCATTACTACTCCTAATTCCCCAGGAGCTAAACCACCATCCATTAAATCATCAATAACATCCCAACCGGTTGTGATTGTATGTCGGGCTGCTTCATTATATCGAATATCTACTTGATCTTTATATTCTAACCCAACATCTGTGTCGGCGCCGGCTTTCATAGCCGAATCGATATTAGATTTAATTTCATCATAGTTACCCATTTTTAATAAAGCAACTGATTCCATTATAGCTCGTTTAATTTCTTGATTTTTACAAAAATTAAGTATTTCTGCTTTTACAAAAGACAAATCTTCCGAATCCATATACCGGAATACATCTTTTAATTGTTCTAATATTGCAGTTTTAAAAACATCATTATCAATTTCTGTTATTTTTACTTTTAAAACGTCTTTAGTAGGTGGTGTTTTATATTCTCGAAAATGAGCTAATGAAGTTTCTAATAGCCAACTATTAGCATCGGATTCAAAATATTCTGGTTGGATTATATCTGCTATTTGTTGTAGAAATAATCTATCAGTAAATAATGCAGCTATAACTTTAACTTGGAACCCCCAACCATACTCACTTAACTTATCCGTCATGTAAAAATTATATTAAAAATATATTATAAATCAAAATTAATGTGTCTGTTTTGCAAATGCACTCAATGAAAGCCAGGTATTAGTTAACCAATCTGGTAAATTTTTCATTACACTCCACATTTTATCTTCATAGAATAATCTTTGAAATTCTTTTCTATCAAGCATTGGCACAGGTTGTGCCATTATCCCTCTAATTTTAGAACTAGTTGCTGCAGGAATATTTAATAATTTTATATTCATTAAACGATAATTTTGTTCTATCGTATCAAAGTTATCTAGTATTTTTTGATATGTTTTAGATTCATTTAAACTAGATTTGCTTTTCTCTTGTAATTCGTCTAATGTATAACATTTGTCTGCAGAAAGTTCTGGTAAATGTTTTTGTATCGTTTTTGGACCGATTCCAGATACACCTGGTATATTATCAGACTTATCTCCTGTAAATGATCTATATAATACCATATTATTAGGATGTATATTAAATTCGTCTAATACCATTTGGGTATCATACATTTTCTTTTTAATAGGAGACCAAACTTGAATTTTATCATCAATTAATTGATAAAAATCTCTATCGGTTGATACTATAGTAATCTTTTTACATTTATCATGATATTGATCTGCAATATATGCAATAGTATCATCTGCTTCAATACCATCCATAGCTAAAAATGTAACTGGTAAACAATCTAGATATGAAACTAATCTGCTAAATTGAAACCGCATTGCTACTTGTTCATCTTCTATTGTAGTAAAATGATGATCATGTCTTCGTAACTTTGTTTTATTGGCTCGATTTGCTTTATAATCTTTATAAATAGTTTTTCTTCGAGCAGAACCTCTTTGTCCGTCAAATGCTATAACACATCTAGATGGTTTAAAATCTCTAACTGTTTTTCCTATAGAATATAAAAATCCAGTTATACCACCTATATGGTCACCATCTTCATTATATGCTGGGGTTGCTCCGAAGCTACGAATGAAAGTGTTAAGTCCGTCAAAGATAATTATATGATCATCTGGTGCTGACGGACCTAAACTCTTTTCGTTTTGTAACTCATTGAATAGTTGTTGGAATCTATTCTTCATTTATAACATTTTCGTCAATTACTACATCATCTATACCTCCATCGATGCCGGCTTGATATTTGAAAATATAAGCATCACATATACGGTGATATAATCTTTGTTTTGTTTCTGGAATATTAATTACTTTTTCTAGAAAGTCTTTTGATTGAAATTTTATTTCAGAAAAAACTTCTCCAGTTAATGGATCTACATCTTCAAGCGTATACCATGCACCTGATTGTTTTACTATATCAAATGTTTTCATAACAGACAACCAACCACCATAATTATCAATACCACTATCATAATAAATTTCATAATTTATTTTTCTATGCGGAGGACCCATACGATTTTTTACTACTTGCACACTTGTTTTATTACCAACCACTTGTTCGACTTTATTAACTTTAGCTTTGATTTGGCCTAGGTTTTTTAAACGAAGTCTAACTGATGCATGGAATGGAATTGCTTTGCCACCTGCTGTCGTCCAAGGGTCACCAAATGATACACCCATTTTTGTACGAAGTTGATTAGTAAATATAAGACAAATTCGTTCTCTTGCAATCCAATTAGTAACTTTACGCATTGCTTTAGAAAGGATAATAGATTTGGAAGTTGCATATCCATCTTTATCATATTCCATTGACATCTCAATTTTTGTAGATGCCCCCATAATAGAATCGACTACTATAGTTACTAATCTATCTTTATCAGATTTTCTAACACCTTCAACGATAGTTTCAATAGTTTCAAATATTTCTTCTACTGTTTCTAATGGAACATATAACATTTTTTTGAGATCTACTCCAATAGCAGTTAGAAACTCAGAACTAGTTGCAGACTCTGTGTCTATATAAACAGCTANGCCTCCTTTTTTCTGAGTTTCTGCTAATGTATGTGCAGCTAATAAAGATTTACCAGAAGCTTCAAGACCAGTAATTTCTGTAATTCTTCCTACTGGAAATCCTCCCATGGGTTTATTTGAAATTGCTAGATCTAGCATGGAACATCCAGAAGATATCCATTCATGAACATTTGTAGGAGCATCTAAATCTCCATCCAAAAAATAAGCTGTCTTAAGAGCTTGTCCTTTAAATTGTTTGTTAATGCTTTCTGCTAACACTGTAGCTAAGCCGTCCTCGACTTCCTGTTTACTTTTAGCTTTCGCCATAATACTCCTTATGAATTAAATAAATCGTCAAATGCAGCCGATACGTCTGCTTTCTTTTCTGTTGCCGGTTCTTTTTTAGAATCGGTTGTTGTGGTAGCTGTTTTTTCTGTTGTGGTTACATCAGAATCAGCACCATCGGGATTCATCCATTCTTTAAGAGTAGTCTCAAGTTCTTCGTAAGTTGGTTCTGGAAATATATCAGTTATTTTAGCCTGATTCATAATTTTCTTTGCAACGTCTTTATCTTCTGTTGCTGCAGATGTATTTGGTTTAACACGAATAGAAGTTTTAGGATATCCTCCACCTTCTGCTGGTGTAAATTCTACATCTATATCACGGCCGTTCATTAAGTCTGTGATATCGCCATAATCTGGATCAGAAATAATAGATAATAATTCTGCATAAATGGTTTTACCAAACCCCCAGAATTTTGGTCCTTCTGATTCTTTACCTCTAACAATAACCGGTACATATGTCCTCATTTTCGGCTCGATTTTTCTTCCCATTAGCCATTCGTCTTTATCTCCAGTTTTCTTAAGTTTTTCTGCAAACTCTACTACTGGATCTGCGTTACCAAAAGTGATAGGTGAAAGCATACTACGCTTTGCTATATCATAATGGAAATACATTTCTAAAAATGGGTTTTCTTTGCGATGCACNTAAGGTACAATTCGAACTCTTTGCTTGCCTGGTTCAGGTTTCCAAAGATTGTTTCTCTTTTCGTCGGTTTTGTTTAATTGGTTAAGTTTTGCCTTNATGGCNNTTAAATCTAAACTCATAGTTTATTCCTTTAATTGTTTATTTATTTATTTATTAATTATATTATANATATTTAAATCNTTAATTCAAAGTTNATTNNTTAATTTTTTTATATAAATATTGCTTAAAATGATATTCTTGTAAAATATTTTAATGCAACAATTTTATATCCTGGGTTGGCAGTTAATATAAAAGAATTTTCATATTTGGGCCAATATAATTGAAAACTTTTGTCTAACACCCCATTATTTTGTTCTATGATTATTTCATTTAGAGCATTAACGGTATATAGAGTATTTGTTTCTTTTTTTCTGTGTATCGATATTGTATTTTTACCTCTGAAGCCGGTATCTTCTGCATTATATGTGCAATATAATTCATGTTGTTTATTTGCATTTTCAAATACAAATATCCGGTTCTCTGGTATAGTAAAGTTTTGTTTGATATATTCTATTACAATATCAAGATTATTTCGATGTGCAAATGTGCATAGTAATTGTGTTTTCACTAATTATTCCTGTTCTTGTATATATTCATATCCTCGTGTCGCCGATATATCTTTTCGCACGAATCTATATCTACCTTGAGATACAAGGTCTATTGCAAAATCGGTAGGTCGCCCAATATTTGGTTGTGGATTTCTGTGATTATACCAAATTAATCCTAATATTTCAGAGAAAAAATTATTTTTAATAGCATTTAAATCAAATAGAAAGTTTTGTGGATTTTTTACAAATTCATGTCTTTCTAATCGTTTAAACCATATAACTATATCTTTATTAACATTATCTATAGGAGCACTTACAAATATGTCGGCGCTTGTATCTTCTCCTGCTGCTAATTCTAATTCTTCTACATCTTCATCTGATATCCAATATGATATTTTGTTACCATCTTTATCAACTGTTA